TTTGTCCTGCAATGTTTTAAAAAATAGCTATCAATTGCCATTTGCTATTTCCTCCTTTATTTTAATTAAGATTCAAAACTATTTCCCCAGCCATAATAAGCCACAACTTCCCATTTGCCTGTCTGAGTAGCTTGAATAGTAATACTTTCATGGACAGCATCCAAAATAGCATATTTACCAGCACCACCACCAGCAATAGTCTCACTTCCATTAGGGTCAATGCGAACTTCTTGGTTTGCTACTCTAACAAAAGTATATCTCAATCCAGCTTCAGCAGCAGGCAATGTAAATGTAACTGTGCTAGTAGCCCCTTTATTAGTAAAAACAGTAAAAGAATCTTCTTTAGTAACAGTATAATTACTTGTCTTATCTACTATCCTAGCCTTACCAAAAATATTAATCCAAGCTGTATTAGTGCTATTTCTCATCTTCACTACATGAGGAGTAGTAGAAGTATCTATCCAGATTAAACCAGGCCATGCAGAAGCAGGCTCATAAGGACTGATAATATAATTTTCTATTCCCATAACCTTAACCTCCCCTATTTTTTCTTCCTTTTAGTAGCTAATGTTTTTCTTCCCGCAGCTAATAGCCCTTTAAAGGCAAAATTACATCTCTTGCGTTTTAAAGGAGAATCTCCTTTTTTACTCTGACAAAACTCTCTAGGCGTCATACCATATTTAGCAGCCTGTTTTGTTAATGCTCCTTTTTTAAAGGCAATAGGCTTCTGCCCTTTTTTAACAGGTTTAATTACCTGTATTCCACCAGGAGCAACTGTCTTCCCAGGTCTTTTTTTAGCTCTTGGCGTTTGCAGGTAAGGGCCTTCTTTAACCTTCTTTTTCTTTTTAGCCCTAGCCATTACAAACCCTCCCCTAAGGCTGCTGCAACATCAGCCACAGTTACCACATGGTCTGCTATATCATAAGCTTCAGGGGAGTTGCGATGTCTTTTAAGAAAAATAGCTTTTAATTGCCTAATTTTTTGTTTTGCCTGAGCTTTGGGAAGAACAAAAGCTACATCTCTATTAACAATTACTTCAGTCCTATCTGTCGCTGGATTGAAAAAGAATTTGCAAAATATCTCAGCCTTAATAACATCATTAGGAACATAAGCACAATACTTATATCCTTTATAAACCCTATCAAAAACCACATCCGTAAACCTGCCACCTCGTATCTTAACAGGTATAGATGGATAATTTTGATAATCCTCTGGAATAGGGCCAACCCATTTAATTACATCAGAAGCCTTTACTCCTAACTTTTCAAGTGGAGGAGCTGGTTCACGCAATTTCTTTGCCTTAATTATAAGATTGCCTTCAGAATAAGGAGAAGCATCCCTTATTACTTCCTTTTTAATCTTTTCTATTTCTTCCTTAGATAATTTATTTTTTGACATAAAATCCTCCTTATTTATTAAGCATAACTATTAGCAGCAGTCCTAATAGCTACAGTAGAAAAATCTTTGGAATTAAAAACAGTCTTGGCTAATGCTCTGGTCTCACCAACAGCAATACCGTATTTATGCCCATAATCCCAAGTCTGCTCTTTCCAATCAAATTGAGGGATAACTCCACCTTTGGTCTTGCCCCTACCTAAAAGAGCTGCCTGAGCACCAAGCAATAAATTGGTAGCTCCATGAACATTCCCACTAGCACCCCAATTATCAGCAGTAGGTATCTTATCAGTAGAATAAACAATAAGATTGTTGTAAACAAAAGCAGCCCTTTTAATTAAAGGATTATCACTATTCCTCTGATATACACTCTGCCCAAGAGCACGAAAATCACTATCATATAACTGCATATCAGATAAACAATGCTTGTGCAAAATAACTATATATTTCTCCTCACCATCTATTATTAACGGAGGAATACGAGGGTCAGCTACTGACTCCGCATAAGTAGCAGCATGCAATAAAAGCTTTAAAGTGCATAAATCACTAGACTCTAAAGTAGAAGTAGAAGTAGCATCCCCACCATATATAACTTTGGTCGGAGAACTGGCTAATGCACTAAATATGGCATCACCTGTCTCCTGCCTCTTCCAAATCCCTAATACTCTCCTCGCTGTCTCCCTCATATTAAAGGCAACTGCCTTCTCTTCCATATTACCATAAAGACGTATACCACCACGATATTCATGAAGAGTTACATCCTGATGGTAATTGGTGATATTCATCTCGTTGCCTTCAAGAGTATCATCATCAACAATCGGGTCTCCTTCAGGAACCATAGTTAAATAAAACCTCATACTATTCCCAGGCTCCCTCGTGAAATCCTCTATCAACTGTATTACATTATTCTCATCCTTACCTACATACCCATGCTTATCCCACCAAATACCTGTTTTGTATTCAATAAAGGTAGATGTGGCATACCTCTTCGCATACATTAAACTACCAGGCTTCCAATCTGCCATCTTACCTTACCTCCTATATAAATTTATTACATTCACACGTTAGAACGTTAACCTATTCACCCTTAGGCTGGCGAGACCTACTACAGCCAATAAAGAAGAATTTTAGAAAATTAAAAGAACGGAGTGGCGAACTCCCTTTACGGCCAGATATATATCCAATAACATATTTGTAACTAATTGTCAAGAACCATTCTTAATTTAAAATAATTCTAAATCATAGCGTGGAGAGGGAAGTGGGGATATAACCCCCTCGCAACACCCCTCACCCCTGCCTTTTCCTGCCCCCCCCGTTGTCGGCTGTGATAGCGGGCTCAGGCACAGATAAAACTAAACAAAACTGCACAAGGGTAGCACTCTGCTTTCAAAAAAGCTTGGGCGCTACGGCATATGGGCATAGTTTGACACAGAAAAGTCAATCGTGGTAGAATAAGGGTAAATCAAGCAAGGGAGGAGGTGATAAAATGTATAACTTCAAGTGGTTAAATAAGGCAGGCCATTGGATTTATGTCGCTCTGCCTGAAGGGTGGCATATTTCGTGTTTGGCCTTCAGGTTACAGAAAAAAATGGACAAAATCGCATGGAGGTGATAAAGAATGACAAAGAAAGCACAAACTCAAGTAAAACCAGCCGTTTATGTATTTAAAAATGGCAGATGGGTCAATGTGACTCAAGGAAATAGTAAACCTAAATTCTTTGTAAATGGCAATAAGGAGGTGAGGTAAATGATTAGCGCTGGTTACTTTGAAGTCCCAACAAGCATTGTTAACTGGGATTTTGAAAAGGCTCAGCAGTTCTTGAAAGAGATGCTGAATTATGGCGGTAGGATTTCTTATCATGAGTATGAATATTGGTTAGAACAAATTGAAAAAAAGCAAGAAAGGAGGTAAGTAAAATGGCTAAGAAGTCAAAGACAAAAAACAAGGCTAAATGGCAAGTCTATAATATTAGAAACGGCTTTATCATTGCAGAAACTGATAACCTAGACCTTGCTTGGCAAATATGCGATACCGCTGCTATATGTGGCCATGCGTTGGACGTAAGGAAAACTAAATAAATCCTTCTCATGCCCAGGTTCTCACAGCCTGGGCTTTTTTTATGTCTAAATCAGCCGGTTAACCCTCTGGCACTCTCCTAGACTAAATTGGTCAACCAAGTGAGTTAACGGAAAATAACAGAGAATAACGGAGGATAACGAGCTTTATTGAGAATAATGGTTAACCAAGTGAGTTAACGAGGTTAACGAAAAAGGGGTATTTCTTTCTTACTCTTTTAAATGAATTATATCTCTTATAATGCAGGCTATTTCTACAGAAACAAGGGAAACATATTATTTAGAATGAGTGTTAGTTTAGAATGATTCTAAATTAAGAATTGTTTAAGACTAGAAATGATTTTAATTCTATTTAGAGCAGATGAAAAGAAGTAAGATTGATTTTGTAAGGTATTCAAGCAAGTCAGCAAATAAAGGGTTTGACAGCTTCATATTTCAATTGTGAGCAAAGTTTGAAAGCTAAGGCATATAAAGTATTGTGTTGAAGTTTTAATTAAGCTCACAAGTTAAATATGTGCGAGTTTCTCTCAAAGTCTTGGGTAGTGTGGGTTTCAAGAAAATTAAAAGTAGGACTTGACAACAAAATTTAGTTGTAGTAGAATTGGGGTATCATGAGAAAGGGAGGGAAGATAAATGACAAGCAAAAGATTTTTAAATTTAGTTAAGCAGGCTAGGGTTATTAGATTTTCTTCAATAGAAGAGATATTTAGATTAAGTGAGCCGTTGGCTGGAATTGGTTTAAAACAGGAAAGAGATAGTAGAGGAATTAATCGCAAAAATAAAGTATTGGTAAGCGAAAGGCAAGCAATAGCTTTTATTAGGTATCAATGTTTATGTTTAGACGGTTCTTTTGATTCTCAAGAGGTCAATAATTTAAAATGGCTTTTTACTAATTTTGTAGATGTATATTAATTTAAAGGGAGGTGAAATAAATGGGATTAAGACGCAAGGTGGCAGAAAAAGCCTCATATAAAGAGGCTTTGGATTTGGTCACTGAGCTTTTTGCCAGCGGTCATTACGAAGATGTTTGGGTTTACAAAGACAATGGAATTTTTGAAGTCTGGGTTGAAGACATTGAAGAATAGCCCAGACTTTTTTTATTTTGGGAAAAGGAGGTGAGAAAATGAAGATTTGGAGGAGTGTAAAAGTTGAAGAACTCCTCCAAATTCTCTCCACAGGGAAGGTTATCCCTCGGCCTTTCCGTTCTAATTCTGACAGTGATTGCCCTTATGACTCTTGTTCATTCTGGTTTACTGTTCCTGCTGTGTTGAAATATGCTGACGCTATCATTGAAGCGGAAGTGGATGCTGAAAAAGTGACGCTTGGCAAGATGCGGTTTTCTCATGTTGAAGATTGGCCTCATGCGGAAATCTATCGTGAGTATGAAATTGAAGAGGCGTATATCACAGACGAGGTCAAGCCTCTTCGCATCTGGATTTCTGAATATCTATTGGAAAGCTTCAACTTGTGGGACTTGGACATTGATGAGTGCGAAAGCGAATTTGGATTTAACCCATGGGAGTTAAATGAAGACGAGTTGAAACAGAAGCTCGCTCAGTTTCCCACATTCTCTCCATTTCTGCCACAAGAACCATTTTTGTCTCTGATTGATGCAGCGAGGGTAACAAAAGAAATATGTAAAAGGAGGTGATAAAATGAGAGCGATAATTGATGCTCATTTCCTGCCCGAGCATCACTTCGACTCTTTAGTGGAAGAGTTGAGAGGGGTAGGATGTGAGTTGCACAGAAACAGGTGGTTGAAGCTGGTTTTCATTGAGAAAGGAGAAAAAGAGAGAGTGCAGAAAATTGCAAAGAAATATGACCAGAAAGTAGAGTTTTATTAGTAAGTCTTATTGATGAGATTGGTAGAAGGAGGTGATAAAATGAGAGAAATAAAGTGCTGGGAAAAAAGAAAGGAAGAGGGGGCGAGATGCCCCTACTGGCATGATGACCCCGGACTGGAATGCCCTGGGTATCCTCATCTCTGCAACGATGTTGTGGAGATTGAGGGTGAGGGTGAAGACGAGGAAGAAGACTAACTCAACCCCGCGGTGGAATAAAATAAAAGGAGGTGAGGCTATCATGACTATCATTTGTGTTTGGTGCAAAAAGATTCTAGGTGAGAAGCAAGGCGACGGCACTGTTTATGCTATGTGCCCTGATTGCCTTGTGAAGCTTCGGTCTAAAATAGTCACTCTGCGTCGGCATCTTATTGGCGCTGAGCGGGTGACGGAAAAAATTTTGAAGAAAGGAGGAGGAGAGTAAAATGGCAAAAATGATAAAAGGGGAAAAAGAATTTGTATTGTTGGCAGGGTGCGACCCTGACTTGCCGGTGCAGGGTTCGTATGTAGTCAGTTCTATAAAAGAGCTAATTGAAAAAGTGCAGAGAGATTGGAGATTTCCTGCTTCTCGTATTAAAGAAGCAGCAAGAGAGGCATTACAAGACCCTGATGGGTCAAGTAGTGCTGTTCAAGTGCCTTCTGTTTGTCGAGATTGTGAAAGAAAAAAAGAATGCCAAAAGCGGGGGTGGACATACCGGCTTGCTTTTGACATTGAAGATGAAGAAGATTAAAGGAGGTAAGCAATGAATAGAGAAGAAATTGAAGACAACGAAGAAGAATAAAGATTTAACACCCACCCTATTAAAGGCTCGGTGTTCCTTACAGGAGCATCGGGCTTTTTTATTTTGAAAGGAGGTTTGAGATGTGGCAAATAGAAACTTTAAAAAGATTGTTCAAAGAAAAAGAATTGCTAGAAAAACGTTCTGACATAATGACTAAAGTGGCTAAACAAAGAGAACTAAATAATATTGAAAGTGCTATTTATTACTTGCAAGAAGAAATCAGAGAAAAACAGAGAAAAAACAAAGTTAACGGTGCAGAGGACGAACTTGAAAATAGGGGGGGATTAAAAAACGGTTAGACTAAATTGTTTGTGAAAGGAGGAAGCAATGGAAATAAAATACAACGATGTAAAAAAACTAAGGGATGCAGGGCTAACTTTTGCTCAAATAGGCAAAATACTTGGTATTCACAAGGGGGTGGCTTATCGGATATTGAAAAAGGGTGCTGGATATAGTGAAAAGGTAGGAAATAAAAAAAGTATGAGGAAAAGAGAGGTTTTCCCTATATGGGAAATAAAAGGGATAGATACTAAATTGTTATATCAAGAAATACCTAGTCTTGTAGCAAGATGGTGTGCTATTCTCAATCTTCCCTACTTAGCTCAACTAGAGCTGACAGATTACATTTTGGATTTTCTTTACTCTCGCAGCCCAGAATATTGGAAGCAATTTAGAAACCCACGAGGGTTTATTTTTGCTCGCGCAAGAAAAACAGTGGTTAATTGGGCATCTCATCTAAACCTAGAGACTAAAAGAACAATTGAAGAAAAAGCAGGATTGCCTCGGTGGATTGGTGCGGAAAACCGCTTAAAATCTACTGCCAATCCTAATTAAGGAGGGTAAAATGTGTGATTTTTTTAGCTTTGCAGTGACTAAAGATGGAAAGGTATTAGCATTGCTAGGAGCAGAAAGAATGCGCTATCTAGCACAGGGACAAAATCCTGATAGCCATAGTCTCATTTCTGAGCATTTTAAGGTAAACGAAGATGATACTTTTAAATTTGAAATTGGAATGAATGCAGAAGACGTAAAAAAATTGGCTGAAGCTCCATTAACATTTGAAACAGTAGAAGAACTGGGAAAATACTACGATGGCGGGATTGATTTTAAGCTTTTTCCTCTTGAAGGTCTTCCTCTTATTCAAAATTGGTTAAAGGAAAACCAAGAGAAAATTATTGAAGCGGGGGAATTGAAATTTGGGGCTACATTGCAGAAAATGATTTTAGTTAATAAACCAGCAAGCTTTGTTATAGAGTTAAATTATGCACGCACATTTAGCAGACTGGAAGAAGAAATAATAAATGGTCAACCTTTTACAAAGAGCACTAGAAGTAAACCTGGATGGTGGCTTTCATCTAGAATATTCCCTGATGTTCACTGTTATTTTAAAATTCCTGGCGAACATACTGGAGACGAGCTCGTGACAAAGATTTTTATAAGAAGATATTATGCAAGCCACGCTTGCCTAGACAAAGATGGAAATCCAGTGAAACAGCAGGAGTTACGAATATTAGTAACTCCTATAGAAAAAATAATAAAAGAAGGAGAAACTTTATAATTACTAACCCAATGGGCTTTTTAGCCCATTGGGTTAGTAAATTTAATAAAACAAGGAGGAAGCAAAGATGATTGATTTCTTTGGCTTTTTAATAGCAATTTGGTTGCTTGGTTGGATTATTTTAAAATGGGTTAATGATTAAGAAAGGAGGCCAATTATGTATAAAGAAAAATATCAAAAAAAGAAACTGCCTAAAATGGGATTTGTCCGAGTTGGGCATTGTTCACATATAAAAGGATTTAGAAGAATGATAGCGAATAAGGCATTTAGAAAAAAATTTGAAATTGTCTCAGATAAACAGTGCAGAAGGCTAGAAAAGAAGCTAATTGGATGAAAGACTTAATTATCTTGCTGAGTGCCTTCTGGATTGCCTCTGCAGTTATATGTTTTCATGTGCGGATAACCATCTTATACACAGTTAAAACAAATGTATGGGTAATATGGGAGAAACTAGACTAAATTGCTTGCAAAGGAGGAAAAGCAATGAGTAAAATGAGCATAAAGGTAGATTTTACAGTAGGAGTTTCATTAGAAGAAGCTCTTATTGAAGCAAAAGAAAAAGCAAAGAAGTTAGAGGTGGCTTATATTGAATTTATTTTCAATGGAGTGCATTTTGCTGTTAGCCCTCAAGCTGATATAGAAAGAGGAATAAAAGAGTTTGAACAAGGAATAAAAGCAATAGTAATATAAAAAGAACCTTGACAAAAAAATTTAATTGTGATATAAAAAAGGGAGGAGAAAATGGCAATAGATGATTCTATCTTAGAAGATTTGCTTATAGAATTAGTAGCTAAAAAAATTGATAAAAGACAAAATTATACTTGGGAATTTGAAGGAGAACCACTTAAAATGTTTTTGCTTACTTCCTTTAAAAAACCAAAATATATAGCAATCCTCACTGATAAACAAGCATTTCGTTTAAAACAATTAGCTGATATTAAAAAAAGCATCAGAGAATTGAATAAATAAAAAAAGGGAGGAGAAAATGGACGAATTAAAAAATATTAAAATCAGTGAAGAAGGCGTATTTTGTTATTATTATCCAGATTTGTGTTGGAAAAAACCTATAATTGTTCCGCTGTCCTATGATAAAATTAATATCTATCTTTGTTCTGCTCATAATGGAGAATTCTTAGGGTGGATAGATAAAGGAAATATATGGTGCAAAAGTTTTAAATATAAAAGATTTAAAAAAAGCATTGCTTTGAATGTTTATATTTAAGGGGGCCAAAATGAATGAAAAACGAATTGTAGCACGGCGGATGGACTATCATTTCAGAGGCTTTACTGAAAAAGAGGCTTCTGAAGTAGTGGAGCTGTGGGAGCAAGGGCATTTGGAAAAGGTGCAACAAAAATATAACCTGTTTGAATGGGATAGTTGTCCTAACTGTGGAGCTTTCATTATGTCTAATAAGCCTGTAAGTGGGTGTATTATTTGTAATCATTCATTTGTAGAATAAGGGAGTAAACCATGTATTACCCACGAGTTACTGAAGTAATATCACCTTTCCTAGAATTTCCTGTCTCAAGCAATACATTAGAACTGGCCTGTGAAAGAGGTAAACTAATTCATAAGTATTGTGTGGCTGAATTGCAAGATTTATTTGTGCCTGAATATGGAGAATTGGAAGGATATATACAATCCTTTAGAAGCTTGTTACCTGTAAAGCTAATCAAGGCTGAGTTTGAAGTGAAACATAAGCAGTTTGGATACATAGGTCATCCAGATATGGTGGTTGAGTGGAAGGGTGAAAAGTGGTTATGGGATTTGAAGACATCCGAAACAGCTAATAAAGCATGGTTTATGCAGTTAAGTGCTTACTATTATGCCTTACCTAACGAATTGAAGCCTAATAAAGTAGCAGCAGTGCGACTTAGAAAAGACGGGGAACCTGCTATCGTTGATGTGGTGTGTGATGAGGAAATTCCTAAAGCTTTTCAGGCTTTTTTAGGATTTTTGAATGGGTGGAGATATTTAAAAAGATAAATTTAGAAAGGAGACGGCAAAGATGAAAATTAAAGTTAGGGCTTGGGATAAGAAAAATAGAAGAATGTTATACCCTGATGCTATTTGGTTAAAGCATCAAGAAATAAGTATAGAAGGTTGCTTTTATAAAGATGTTATTCTGATGTTATTTACTGGATTAACCGACAAAAACGGTAAAGAAATCTATGAAAAGGACATTGTAAAATTCTATAATCAAGTGGAATACATCACAGGATATATTGCCTTTGACCATGGAGTGTTTTGTCTAAAAACCTACAATCCTGATGAAGCTTGTTATAATCCTTGGACTTTCAGAGCAAAAGAAGTAGAAGTAATAGGGAATGTATGGGAAAATCCAAATTTATTATGGGGAAGCAAAGATGCAAAAAAGTAATGGAGTATTTACAGAGTTTAAAGCCAATCTAGCTTTAATAGAGGCAAAGAATGCTTTTTTGGTATGGAAGAAAAGATTTACTCAGCTAGAGGAAAAAGTAAAAACGCTAGAAATAACAAATGAAGAAAATTGCCAAAAGGCCGCTGAGTTACTGGCTACAATAGCAAAGTATGAGAAAAGAATTAACGAGGAATGTGAAAAAAGAATAGCCATCCCTAAAACATTTATTAAAAAAGTAAAGGCCAGAGCAAATGAGGTTGTCAAACCTCTTACCAATTCAAAAAAAATAGTAAAGTTGAAATTGAAAGACTATAAAACTCGCCTTGAAATGGAACGCAGACAGATGGAAAAGAAAGCAGAAGAAGAAAGGAAACGGCTACAAGAGCAACTGGATAAAGAAGCTAAAGAAAAAGGAATTGAGCCAGTAAAATTGCCTGAGATTGCTATGCCTAAGGAAAAATTAAAAGTAACCACGGAAGATGGAACGGTATATGAAAGAAAACGATGGACTTTTAGAGTGATAAATATTAAAGAAGTGCCACCTGAATTTAAAATTGAAAAGGTGGATGATAAAAAAGTTAATGCGGCTATTAGGGCAGGAGTTAGAGAAATAGCAGGGCTTGAAATATATCAAGAAGTAGAAATCGCTACAAGGAGGATTTAAGATGAAAACATTTTGTTATTTTGTGGTTATATTTTTTATCTTGTTTAATAATATGGGACTTGCAATAAAAGCAAAATTTGAAAAATTAAGTCCACCTGCCTTCTTTCTTTTTATGGTGCTAGCTTCAACTCTTCTTTTTTCTTGTATTGTTGTGGCAATAGATTTAACTTTTAAAGTAATAAATTTATTAGGAGGATAAGCAATGAAAAAAAATCAATTAGAAGTTATCAAGGCAAAATTAGTTTCTCCTGAAACAGAAGAGAAATTAAAAGTGCTACCTAAAGGAATGAAAAAAAATGTTTTGTTAGCTGCCTTCTGGAATGCCGTTTTAAAAAATCCTAAGTTACATCAATGCACTCCTGAAAGTATAGTTGGTGCACTGTTAAAGTGTGCGGAATGGGGATTATTGCCTGGGGGAGACAATGTCTATCTAATACCAAGGCATAATAAAAAAAAGCCTGGGCGTCCTTTGGAGTGTAATGCTCAAAAAGGCTATCAAGGGCTTATTGAGCTAATTTACAGAGTGACAGGAGCTGAAGTGGAGGCTCATGTGGTCTATGAAAATGATAAATTTGATTATCAACTGGGCACTAATGCTTATGTGCATCATAAACCAGCACCCAAAAATCCAGGGAAACCTTACTTAGCTTATGCTGTATGGAGAAAAGATGATAGAGAAAGCTTTGATATTATTAGAATGGAAGAAATTGAGAAACGCAAAAAGATGTCTCTAGCTTATCAAAAGGCTGAAAAGTTTGGGACTAAAGACAGCCCTTGGCATCTATGGCCTGAAGCTATGATGAGAAAAAGTGCTATTTTAAAAATGCTGAAGATGAAACCAAAGACGCCTGAATTAGAATTAGCTATTTCTGAAGAGGAAGAAGATTTTGGGTTGCCTAGTGTTGAAGAAGAACCTGAAACAGAAGAAAAGGTTTTTCAAGGCAAAGTAATTAAAGTAATTGATGTAGAAGCTAAAGAAAAAAAGGAAGAAAAACCTAAACAAATTAAAGACCAAACTCCTGCACCTGAAAGAGAATTAAGTTTTGATGATATAATCACTGAAATGGATTTGGATAAAAAAAGAGTGGAAGAATATATTGAAACGGTAGCTAAAAGTGTTAATTGCTCAGTGGATTATGTGAAAGAAAAAGCCTTCAAGAAAATGGATAGTTTTATAGAAAAGTTTAAGCAATGGGAAGCTAAGAATAAGCCTGCTACTTCTCCTCCAAAACCTAAAAAAGCTAAACCAGAAAAGAAAGCTCAACCTCCTGCACAGTGGTTAATAGAATTGGAAGAGCAATTGTCAAACTATGACCCTGAATTGGTAAATGAAGTTTTGAAGGAAAAAGGATACAAAAGTATCCATGATATTCCTAGTGAAGAAATAGCAACAGAAATTTATTTTGCCATTGATGCTAAAGCAAAAGAATTAGAGGAGTTATTTTAAATAACAGCCTGCACAGGCAAACAGGTTCCACCTTTCCTCCTCCCTTTCTTGCCTGTTTGCTTGTGTGGGCAATTCTTTGATATTGACAAGTTTGAAATAATTTGGTAAAAAAGAACCAGGATGAGCGGAGGGTATCTTAGAAATAAAACCCGCACAGGCAGGCAAGGCTATCTTTTGGCCTCCGCTCATGTCAAAAAGTCTTGCCTTGTCTGTGTGGGTTTTTGTTTTGGGAGGAGGTAAAAATGAAAAGAATTAAAATTGACGGCCAAGAATACGATATTCCTTCTTGGACAAAATCAATAGTAGAAAATATAAATGGTCGTTACATTTGTTTGAATTTTATCCCAAACACTATGTATGAACAACCACTATGTCCTCTATTCCCCCCACAAGAAAAGGTATATAAAAGGATAGTAATGTTGCTAAAAAAGGAATAAAGTAAACTACCCCGCCTAATTATAATGAAAATAGAGGGAGAGAATATTTAACATGGAAAAAAGATTTGATAGTGCTATGTGATAATTGCCATAAAAAATTTCATGATAAAATTTTGTAGGAGGCTAGAATGAATAGACTTTATGTGAAAAACAGATACGGGCAAATACCTAACCATATCCTTAATGACCCTACATTATCTTTAAAAGCAAAGGGGTTATGGGTTTATATCCAGTCTAAACCTGATGGATGGAGTTTCTCAATTGAAAGAATGACAAAACAACTCAAAGAAGGCAAGGCATCCATTCAACATGCTATTTGGGAATTAGAAAAAGCAAAATTGTTAGTTAGGAAACAGGCAAAAGACATTAAAGGCAAATGGAAAGGTTATGATTATTTTTTATATGAAAATCCATTGCCCAAAGAACCATCGGTTGAAGAGCCGTCGGTTGAAAACTCGCCGACGGGTTCATTGGCCGATATTAGTAAAAGAGATATAGACTCATATAGCTCTGAAGATTCATTTACTAGCAGTGAATCCACTGCTTATAATGAATGTAGTAATGAACCTAGCAAAAAAGAAGATAGCAATAAAGAGAAAGCAAATAAATATATAAATAACTCTTTTAAAGAAAATGATAAAGAAGATATAAATAATAAACTATATAGCTCTAAACATTCAAATAAGAGAAGTGAATTCATCAGTGGGAAAGAAAAACAACAACCCCCACCTTATAAACCACCAGATAATTTATCACCAGAAAACATTAAAAAGCAAAGAATTCTATTTGAAAAGTTTTGGTTAAAGTATCCTAGAAAAGTAAACAAAGTAGGAGCTTTATCGGAGTGGTTAAAAATAAATCCTGATGATAATTTATTTAACCAAATAATGGAAGGCTTAGAGAATTACATAAAGTATGAATGGCCTAATATGGAACTAGAATATATAGTATATCCCAGCACCTTCCTTGCTCAGAGGCGATGGGAGGATAAGCCGGGGGTGCAATATCCTAAGCCTAGAAAAGTCTGGACAACTACGGAAGAAGAGAAAGACGGATTGTATGATACACATATTAAGCCTGTTGTTTCAGGTATTTTAAAGGATGTTTAGAGGAGATGAAAACAATGAAATGGACACCCAAATATATAAAACAATGTGAAGAGGCGGGAGAAATACAACGTTTATGGAAACCTAAAATAGGAGATTGGGTTCAATTAAGACATAAAACCCTTAAAAAGCAAGTAGAAAGTTATTTAGACCCTTTATTAGTAGTTGAAGATGTTAATAAAGATACTGTTTGTGTTTACTACCCCAATTCAATTCACGAAAAAATTGATTTAAAAATAGTTAGCTGGAGAATTTATAAGCCTTATTATAACTCAATCAATGGATGGTGGTGGTGGGTTTGGCTTCCTACCCAAAGCCAGTTACAGGAAATAATAGGAATAGAACCTTACATTCTCATAGAAAAATTCAATAAATGGTTTGACTATACTTTTAAAAAATTAGGTTTTAGACCTTCTCCTTCAAAATGGATAATGGAACAATTTTGGCTCTCTTTTTGCCAAGAAATATTATACAACAAAATATGGGATGAGAAAAAAGAAAAATGGGTAAAAAATGTTTAGGGAGGCAAAGAAATGAAAATTAAGCGAGAAATAGCAAAACTAATTTCTAACTCAGGGGATTGTTGTGGTGCTAGTTGGGAAGAATTGGAGAAAATAAATAAGCTTGTTAACCTTTTTAAGTCCTATGCTCGTTCATTAGTGCCTGATATGCAACATTACGATAATGATGATGTGAAAAATCCTGACTTCCAATTTAGAGTTATTTGTGCATATAAAGATGGTTGGAATGAGTGCAGAGAAGAAATATTAAGAAGAATTGAGGGAGGATAAATAATGAACTGGGCTAAAAAAGAAGTTCCTTCAGTAGAACTTTGTAAAAGATTAAAAGAGTTAGGGTTTCCTCAAAAAGAGCCAGGCTGGTTTTGGTGCTTGAGAAAAGATAGTGAATTTTATGATTTATTTTTCACTATGGATAAAATGTATTTTTACAAACCAAAACAATATGAAGAATTTTCTATATTTGAGTATCATCATTTACAAGATTATATTAAAGCCCCTACTAACTCAGAATTAGGTGAATGGTTACTTCCATATTGGATAAGCTGGAGAGATAAAAAAGGAAGATATTGGATTAGCCGAATTAGAGAATTTAAATGTGTATTTAATAGTGAGGATTCCCAGAACTTTCTCGCCCTATAGCTGTG